GGCAGCACATCGACTGAAGGTAATATCAAACATGGAAAACTTAAATCACAAAAAGAATTAAAAAAAATAACAGATAGTGATGAATATAAAAAATCTGATTATCAAACAAAAAATAAAATGTTGAATGTAGCAACTCAAAGTAAAGGTGGTGAAATGAAAAAAGGTTACGGAGCTGCTAGACAATCTGGTATGGGATTACAAGATGAAAATTTAGTTCCAGGTAAATCAATGGATTACTATAAAGACTTAATGTAATAAAGGATATGCATGACCAGAAAAAAACTAAAAGTAAAAAAATTCTTCAAAGGAGCACAAGCTGATGCAAAAGCTGGTAAATCTCCTATGTCTCCAGGAACATCAGTTACTGGTGGAGTAAGATCAGGCCCTACAAAAACTCAAACTCAAACTAATTTACAAGCAAACGTAAATAATAACGTAAAACAAAATTTACAGGGTGGTAAAACTTTTAGACCTATACCGATAACTCCTTTTGGAATTGTAACAGCAGGCCTTATGGGTTTAGAAAATGTAAGAAGAGCAAAAGAAGCTAAAGGAGAACGTTTACTAAGTAGAAAAAAAACATTACCTGCAACAAGAGACTTTTATAGACAAACAGGCAGACCTTTAAATACAAAAATAGGTTCACCTGATGAACAGTATTTAAAAGATGCAGGTATTATTGGTAGAAATAAACCACCACCTGATATTGGTGGTAACAATCAAATTGTATGTCCAGTTGGTTACGTAAATCAGAATGGGGTTTGTGTAAAAGTTACTGGCAAATCTAAAGGTGGTTTCACTCAAAAATATTACAAAGGATTATTATAATGGCTACTTCAGGAACTACATCATTCGATTTAAACATAGATGACATTATTGAAGAGTCATTTAATCGTTGTGGAGTTCGAACAAATTCAGGAAACGATTTAAAAAGAGCAAGAAGAAATTTAAATATTTTATTTTCAGAATGGGGTAATCGTGGCGTTCATCTTTGGAAAGTTGAGTTACAAACACAAGCTTTAACTGCTGGTACAATTTCATACACAGTTCCATCTGATGTATCAGATGTATTGGAAGCTTATATTTCAACTACTTCAGGGATAACAACATCAACAAATGATATATCATTAACAAAAATAGATAGATCAGCTTATGCTGCTTTACCTAATAAAGGGACACAGGGTCAACCTTCTCAATATTTTGTTGATAGACAAACAACACCAATTATAAATTTATATATTGCACCAGATGCTACCACATATACACATTTAAAATATTACACTATTAACAGAATTGAAGATGCAGGAGCTTTTACAAATACAGCAGATATTGCTTACAGATTTATACCCTGCATGGTTTCTGGTTTAGCATATTATTTATCTTTTTTAAGTAATCCAGGATCAACTCAAGGTTTGAGATTAGCTTACGAAGATGAATTACAAAGAGCTTTGAACGAAGATGGTCAAAGAACATCTGTATATATTTCACCACAAACATTTTATGGAGATGGAGTATAATGGCAACTAGAGCATCAGGAAAATACTCACAAGCAATATCAGATCGTTCTGGCCAAGCTTTTCCATATAGAGAAATGGTTAAAGAATGGACAGGAGCTTTAGTACATAGATCTGAATTTGAACCTAAACATCCACAGTTAGATCCTAGAAGAACTTCAGCAGATGGTGTTGCATTAATGAATGCTAGACCTCAAACATTTACAGTTTTATCTGGTGGAGGTGGAGGAATTGTAGCTAATTTAACTTTACCAGGAGATTTTGCTTTTAGTTCAAATGGAATGCAACCAGATGATGGCTCCGCACAAAATAGAGGTAGACAAGTAATATCTAATATTGGTCAAGTAACAGTGGGGATAACATAATGGCAATTAGTTATTCAGATTTTTTAACTCAAGTAAGAAACTATACAGAAGTAGATTCTAATGTGTTAACAGATGCTATTATTGATCAATTCATAAGACAAGTAGAATTAGATGTAGCAGCTAAAGTTGATTATGATGATTTAAGAAAATATTCAACTTCTAATTTTGTATCGGGGCAAAGGTATATATCACTTCCTGCAGATTTAGTTGTTGTTAGATCTATTCAAGTTTTTGACGGGTCTGGTGATAGATATTTTTTAGAAAAAAGAGACACAAGTTTTATTTCAGAATATAACAATTCTGGTGCAACAGGATTACCAAAGTATTATGCAATGTGGGACGATTTTAATGCAGTTGTGGCACCTACCCCTGATTCAACTTATCAAGTGCAATTGAATTATATTATTGATCCAAAACACTTTACATCAACGAATTCAACTTATCTTTCTACTTACCAAGATGGATTACTATTATATGGCGTTTTAAAAGAATGTTTTTCTTACTTAAAAGGCCCTGCAGATATGTACAACCTTTATAAAAGCCAGTATGATGATAGTATGCAAGGATTTGCATTACAGCAAATGGGAAGAAGAAGAAGAGGAGAATACGATGAGGGGGTTCCTAGAATTAAGGTTCCTTCTCCATCGCCATAAACAAATTTTATAGGAGGAAAATATGGCAATTACAACTAACGCAATATGTAATTCTTTTAAAGAACAAACTTTACAGGGTTTACATGACTTTACAGTTTCAACAGGTGATGTTTTTAAATTAGCATTATATGATTCATCAGCTTCAATTGGTGCTGACACAACTTCTTACGCAGTAGGAATCGCTGGACAAGTTGGAGACACAGGTCAGTACGTAGCAGGTGGTGGAGCATTAGTTAATGCTCTAGTATCAGTAAATGGAACAACAGCATTTGTTGATTTCAATGACTTATCTTTCACAGGAGTAACTTTAACTGCAAGAGGTGCATTGATTTATAATACATCTGAAGCTGCAAAAGCAGTTGCAGTATTAGACTTTGGTGGAGACAAGACAGCAACAGCTGGAACTTTTACAGTACAGTTCCCTGATGCAAACGATACACAAGCGATTATAAGAATATCGTAATTAAGGACTTAAAATGATATGGCTACTTGGGGACAACAAACATGGGGATTTGAAAACTGGGGTACACTCGGTGATCAAACCATTGACCTAAGTAGCGTATCATTATCTGCAACATTATCTCAAGGAACAGTAACCGTTGATGCTGAACTTCAAATAGGTTGGGGTGCAGACTCTTGGGGAGAGAATGCTTGGGGTGAACTATCTGGTGCTTACGTTGATGTAAGTGGTATTTCTTTAGCAACAAATATTGGAACTATTTCTGTATCTGGATCTGCTCTTGTAGAACCTTCAGGTATAGTTGCAACATTTGATGAAGGTCAAATTACACAAAGAATCGATGCCTCTTTTACTGTTACTGGAATTGAAGCTCAAGCATTAGTTGGTAACTCAGAGTATGTTTCTAAAATAACTGTAAGCGGAGTATCAGCTCAAACAAACACAGGACAAGCTACCATTGATCCTACATTCTTAATCGGAGAGGGTTGGGGTAGAGATACATATGGAAACTTAGGTTGGGGTGTTAATTATTCTGTTATTGGCGGAGGAGCAAACGGACTATCATTAACTTCAATTACAGGTAATGAAGATGCATTTACTGATGTTACTGTAGAAGTTACTACAGCAGGTGAATTACAAACAGCGATTACACCAGTTGGAACTTCAGCAAACTCAGATAATGAAATTGCACATAGTTTCTTATTAACTCAAGATTTAGGAACAGTATCATTAGAAGGACATGCAAATGTAGATGTAACAGGTATATCACAATCTATTGAAATTGGAGATGCTGTAGGAGGAACTATTCAAGAAGTTCCTGTAACTGGAGTATCTTTAAATACATTTATAGGTAATGAAGACACAACTGGAAATGCTAATGTTACTTTAACAGGTATATCAGCAACAGGATCTGTTGGAGATATTATTCCAGTATCCAAATACGATGCTACAGGATCTTTAGCTACGTATTCTGTAGGTCAAATTACAGGGGTTGGAAACGCTGTTGTTACTCCAACTGGCATAGGCTTGACAAATGCTACTGGGTCGCCTAATATTATTGCATGGGCTGAGGTTAACACTGGAACCCCTGTAACATGGACAGAGGTTGACTTAGCAGCTTAACGACATATAATTAAATAAAGGAAAAATTTTATGACATCAAGTTATTCTACAGATCTTAAACTAGAATTAATGGTAACTGGCGAAAACGCTGGTACATGGGGTCAAAACACAAACAATAATTTAAACTTAATTCAACAAGCAATCGCTGGATATGAAGCAGTAGCACTGACTGATGGTGGAACTGTTACTCTTGCAATGACAGATAAAGCTATCTCAAATGCAAGAAACATGGTTCTAAAGTTTACTGGAACTTTAACAACTGCATCAACTGTAACTATTCCAGATTCAATTGAAAAATTTTACATATTTGATTTATCTGCTGTAACAGGTGTAACTAATTTAACAATCAAAACAGTTTCAGGAAGTGGTTTTACTGCAGGTGAAGCTGCAATCGTTGCTGCTTATTCTGATGGAACAAATTTAAATGAAATAGCATTAGACACTTTAGGTGGAACTATTGGTACAGCACAGATTGACGATAATGCGATTACTACTGCAAAAATTAGTGACAACCAAGTTACTACAGCTAAAATTAGTGATAACCAAATTACTACATCAAAAGTTTCAGATCTTCAAATTACAACAGCTAAAATAGCTAACGATGCAGTTGGCCCAGATCAACTTTCAAACACTGCAGTTTCTGCAGGTTCTTACACAACTGCAGATATAACAGTTGACTCACAGGGAAGAATTACTTCTGCTGCTAGCGGATCAATTAGTGCAGCAAACTTATTTGCAACATTTGGATCGGTTGGACCTTCATCAGGTAACTATACTGCACAACCAGGCACTAATTACATCGTTGCCTACATTGGTGGAGGCGGTGGAGGTGCTGGCCGAACTCCAGGAACAGTAAACGGAGGAGCTGGAGGTTTTGCAGTTTATGCAACTCCTATTACACAACCTTACACAAAAGCATATACAGTAGGTGCAAGAGGCACTGGCCAACAAAGTCAAGGCGGTGGCGGAAACAGTGGTGGTGCAACTAATTTTGGAAGTCCTGCGACGGTAACTGCAAATGGCGGCGGAGGTGGTGATGGCCCAGGAGGTAGTCCTGGTGCACAAGGAACTGTTTCTGGAGCAACATTTGACATGACAAGTGTTGGAGATTCTACCCAAGGAAACATAATGAACAAAAGTTTTAGATTAGCTATGGGTACAGATCAAATTAAAGCTCCGTCAAATAATTATACTCTAGACCAAGGAAGAATAATTATGGGTCAAGGAGGACCTAATCAAAACCTTGCATCAGAAGGTGGTCTGAATGGTGGAGCAGGGTTTTTATATATTTACGAAAATTTAGGGAGTTAATTATGGCAAAAATTGTAATGGGGTCAATTAGTGATGGAGGAGTATATAAAGCATTTTTTACTCAATCAGACTTAGATGCGGCTACAAGAATAGTTCAATCATCTTATACAATCGTAGATTTAGCTGATGCAGATTTAATTAAAGTGTTTGAAGAAAAAGCAACTTTTAAAGTTACAGATGGTGTTTTAGGTGTTCAAGATATATCTCCAACACATGACAAAGAAACATATCAGTTCGCTAAAGATAAAATTCTCGATGCTATTAATAGTGCTAGACCTGAATTAAAAACTTCTTTAATGGATTATTTAAATTTTATTCACGCAATAGACGTTGACTCTTTAACTATCGATCCTGCAATATCTTTTGCAGAATACGTAAAATCAATTAACAATAACGTTTATTACGACCACTTGCAAATAGATTAATTTTTGATATAACTCTTTTGTGCAAGAAAGAATTATATGCAAAATTTTGTTGTAATAGATGATTTTTACTCCAAAGAAAATTTTGGTTTAATGTGTAATTTTCAAAGAACGTGTAACATGAAAGGTTTACAGGTTCCTCAAAATATTTACTATCCATCAAGATTAGACGCTTATCCAACTTGGGAATCTAACTCTTTTAACAAAGAAGAAATAGAATATAAAATTACAGAAAAAACTATACTTG